ATTGCTGGGCAATTAGAATCTATAGTCGCAAGAGGTAGAGATAGATCTCAAATGGGATATGCAGAAAGACTAGCATCAACAGGTGCAAGTGCAACATTAACTGGTGCAAGTACTGGAGCTTTTATTGGTAGTATGGTTTTACCAGGAATTGGAACTGCGGCTGGTGCGGCTATAGGTGCAATAGTAGGATTTTCAGGAGCCATGACTTCTGCAAAAGATAAAGTAGAAGATTTTAATAAAGTTGTTGGAGATTTTATACAAAGAGACAAGGAACAAGAAGATGCTGTTCAAGGATATTTAAATTCATTAAAGAAACTTGAACAAGGTGGTTTATCTCCAAAAGAACAATTAAAAACAGAAAAAGAGAGACAGAAATTTTTATTAAAGATTCCATCTGCTTTAAGAAATCAAATTAGTCCTACAGGTACTAGTGTAGAAGTACAAAATTTATTTGAACAATTTGAACAAAGAAATGAAAAACGACAAAAAGTAATGAGTTTATCTATATTAGGAGCATCTGATAGAACAGAGTATGATGTCGAAAGAGCTATGCAAACAATTGCTGAGTTAGCTACAATTGATGATAGCTTTAAAAAAATTGGTGCTATTCTTATTAAGGCTAGTAATAGAGATGAAAGAGCGACTTTATTTGAAAAAGGAGGTATAATACAAACTCTTTTGAAACAATCTGATATAGTTAAATCTTTAGATCCAAAACAACAAATTAAACTTTTTGAAGATTTTAAAACCACTTTTGATCCAAGTTTTTATGATAAAATTTTAGGTGAAAGTTCGGCAGGTCAAGATTATAAAGCGATAAGATTTTTGAACGAAAGATTTGGTAATATGATATCTGCAAAACAAGATATTAAAAAAGGCGCTGGAACTCTAAATGTTCAAAGATCAGCCACAAGTATATATACAGCTATAGAAAACTTTTTAAGTGAAACAAATATTGAATTAAAGAGAAATTTAGCTGCCGAAGAATTTAAAGATAAATTCGATGAATTAAAATCAACATTTAATAATGTATTAATTGAAGGATTATTAACTCCAGCACAATTTGTAGAGTCTGAATTAAAAGATAAAAAATCATTTTTACAAAATTCTTTCGATAGAGAAACTCGTAAAGCTAATTTTGAATTTTCTAAAACCTTTGCTGAACAAATTCGCAATACTCCTGTTTTCGGAGCTAGTCCTGATATAATGGCTAGATTAGAAACATTGACGGCTAATAAAAATGCTGGCGTTCAAGAATATCAATCATTTTTTGAATCTATTGTTAATCAGAATGTAACTGAAGATACTATAAATAAATTCAAAGAACTATTAAGAGCGCAAAAATTTGCTGAAGAAGAAAGATCTGCAAATTTACAAAGAGAAACTAAAATTCTTGAAGAAAACGCTCGTCAACAAAGAATTAGAAAAGAATTGGCAATCTTTGAAGCTAATGCTGCCGCTAGTTCTGCTAGGTATGCATCTCAAAGAGAAACAATTTTGCGAGAACAAGAAAGTCAATTTAAAATTGATCAAGCAAAAAGTCAAAGTTATTTAAATTATCAACCTAATTTTTATAATATGCCTATGCAACAACAATCAGAATTGCAAATTAGATATAGAGAGCAAGAAAGTAAAAAATCATTAGAGTTACAAACTAGATCAGATATAGAAAATGCGAGAAAAGTTGCTGAAGCTGCAATTAATAGAATTAATAATGAAATAAGAAAATTAGAAGCAAGTGGATCTCCTTTAAGCGCTGGAATAGCAGCTAGAATGAAAAATTCTTATTTTGCAAATAAAAAAGATGCAGATAAATTAACATTAGAAAGTTTGCCTGAATTAATAAAATATCAAAAAGAATATCTTGCTGGCTTAGATAAACTAGATCCAATGTATCAAGATGAAGTTAATACTTTGAAAGATCTTGAAACTATTCACAGAGATATAAATATTAAAGTTAAAGAAGAAACAGAATTATTAAAAATAAGAAATGAAGAAGACAGAAGAAGACTTCGTGATGCTAAGTCTTTTTCTGTTGGTTTAAGTGCTGGATTTAATACTATAAATCAAGAAAGAGAAACTTTCAGAAAAGATTTTGGAGAAAAAATTCCAGGTCTTTTCAGAGATGGTTTGGTTGGAGCTATGGATGCTGCTCTTAACAAAGCTGATGATCTTGAATCAGCTTTGATGGGAGTTGCTGCTTCTTTCTTGAGAGAAATTCAAGGAATGATGTTGCGTAATATTGCTAATAATATAGTCGGTAGCGTTGGCAGTGCATTTTCATTTGGTCAACCAGCCGCTGGTGTTGAACCTAATTTTAAACAAAGAGGTGGTATTATTCGCGCTCAAAAGGGAATGTATATCAGCGGTGGAAGAACTGGAGATAAAAATCCAGCGTTGCTTGAGGATGGCGAATATGTATTAAATAGAAATGCTGTAAGAGCTTTGGGAGGTCCAAAAGCAATTGATAATATGAATTTTAATGCATTTCCTCGTTTTGCAACAGGTGGAGACCCCGGTACGATGTCTGCAAGTGCAGATGCTGGCGCGGCATTTGAAAGATTAAGCATGTTTGGAAGAGAACAGAGTCCAGAGTTCCAAAACTATATGGATAAAATAAGAGAAGAAGAAGCCGCTAAAGAAAAGAAACGCGCAGAAAGAAAGGCTTTATTAAATCAATTTTTAGGAACATTGATAACAACTGGTATATCTATGGGTATTTCATCAGCAGTTAGTGCTGCGAGAGAAAGTTCAGCAGCTTCTGCAAATCTAAAAGGAGCAACTGGCACAATGGCTGATGGTAAAACAACTACTCAAGTTACAAGCTTTAGTGATGCTAAAAAATTAATAAATAGCGGGGGTTCTGTAACATTAGGAGATGGATCCGTGATTAATAAATCAAGTTTTGGATCTTCTCCTATAACTAAGTCTACATTCAATGATATTTCTGCTAGTAGATTTGCAGCATCAGGAATTTCAGTTAAACCTGGAAGTATGTTTGGAGGTAAACCAAATTACAATGTACAAGGAACAACAACTCCATATAATTCATTATTTCCAGAATATGGTACACAAGTAAATGCTAATTTTAGTAATTTAGGTTCTGCCTCTAATTTCACTAGAAATATGAGTAATTTTAAACCAAGAGTTCCTAATGTAAGAATTCGTGGAGGTCGTCAAGAGGGTGGTATTATTGGACTTAACCAAGGTGGATTTTTACCATATGGATCTCGTTTAACTGATAGCATACCAGCTTATTTAAGTGGTGGCGAATACGTTGTTAATAGTAAAGCTGTAAGAAAATATGGTGTTGGTGGATTGAATAGAATCAACGCTGGAATCGCAAGATTTCAAGATGGTGGTCCCGTTCAATCTGATATGATGTCTCCTTCAAATACATCTAATTCTTCTAATAGTAATATTGCGATCAATATTACAGTTAATGCTACAAATGGTAAATCAGATGGTGAAGAATCTGATAATACTGGAAGCGGTACAGAGGGCAATGCTAAAGAATTAAGTAATAGAATTAAATCAGTTGTATTAGATGTAATCACTAATGAACAAAGAACAGGTGGTTTATTAGATTCAACTAAAAAACGATAATGAAATTTTCACAAGCACAATACGATCAAAGCGTTTATATCGGTGGGCGTAAATTAGATTACGTTACTGAAGTAGACGGATCTTATTCACTTACTGTTAAGCCCATAAATATTATGGGTCAAGGAGTTATTAAAAATGTTGTTGCCGCAATACCTCAAGGAGATTTTTCTATAACAAGAACTATGGTTGCTAATGATTTTATGCGTATGTATACAGGTGTAGACTCATTTATAAGAGGTTCTATTAATTATGGTGACAAAGTTTTTGGTTTTAATCAAGGAAGTTTAAATTCGTACTCTTATTCTGTAAATTATGGTGAGCCACCTGTAGCCAATTATGGAATAACAGTTTATGGAGATATTGGTAGCGGTTTGTATATCGATTCATCAAATGCATCTATGTTGGACGATCCATCATCATTGAATGCATTAGGATATAAAAAAGATGCGCCATTAAAAGTTCCTCTTCCAAGTACAATTAATATAGTTTGTCGTGGTAGTTCAACTAATAGAGTTACAAGTTTTGATTTATCCACACAAATAAATAAACATGAAATCTGGCGTGTTAATTCAACTTCTCCATTTCAAATAAAAACTAAATGGCCTATCGAGGTAACTACAAATATAACAATGGAAGTTGATGATTATGAAACTAAGCGTCAATCAGATTCTTTTTTTAGTAATTCTTTTGATAGCTTTTCTATTAATGTTCATGGAATTGTTTATGAGGATGCTGAAATGACCACTGAAAATGGAACTACAATAACAACAGAAGCTGGTGTTCCTATTTTAATATTAAAAAAGAATGATATTGATCCAAATTCTCAGTCAATATTTAATTTTAGTAGTTCGAATACAAGATTAATATCTGAACAAGTTACTAGTACAGTTGATGATGTTACTACAGTGAAATTAACTTATTTAACATATCTAAATAAAATATATCCATCATATGTTGGAAATTATTTAGAATAATTTTTAATATAATAAAGGTGTAATTAATAATATGGGCGATAAAATATCAGACTTACCATCATCCAGTACTATTTCGTCTTTGGACGTTTTGATAAAATCTAATGCTGCTGGAGATACAGAGATTATTACGTTTGATGATTTTCAAAGTAATTTTTATTTTCTAAAATCCACTGGAAGTAATACGATGCAAATCGGTGTATCTGATTATGCTTTACCAGTAATTAGAATACCAGCAAACAATAGATATGTTGGAATCGGCGGCGGATCTTCATTTGTGCCGAATTCTATTTTGCATATAAGTGGTTATACTGGTCAAAATACAATTTTAACAATTGAGCCTACTAGTGGATATACAGGATATTTAAAATTTTATGATTCAACGATTCCTTGGTATGTAGGTAATATTCCAAATGGTAAATTTTTTATAAGTGGTAATTCTAACAATATTTATCAACCCTCAATAAATATAGAAAATGATGGTGATATATTAATTACTGATGGTAGTCAGTATTCGATGAGCGGTGTTGAATCTGGAGTTAGTTTACAATTTTTTGCAAAAACAGGTTTGCGTATGTCTTTTGATGATAATACGAGTAGCAATGATATTGATTTTAATTTCAGTGGAATCCAGAGCGATAAAAATTTATATATAAATTATCATCAAGATGTTAGCATTACAAGCGGAACATTTGTTGGTTTAAGTGGTGCAGTATTTATTGATCATGATAATGCATTAACAAGAATTGGTAATAATGATGATAGATCTCCAGATGCAAGATTGATGGTTACAAACGATACAACAGATGGAACAACATATAAAACATTATTAGTAGAAGATGTTACTAATCCAAATATATTTTGGAGAAAAATTGGTTCAACTACAACAGCTTCTGCAACATTTGATCCATCAAATAGTCAATTATACTGGGGTAGAAATAAATCAGCAGGTGCAGTTAGTTCTTTAGATCCAATAATTTTTGACTTATTCAATGGAAGAGTAGGGATAAATGTTGATCCATCTTATTATATTGATGTTTCGGGAAGTAATACTTTACATAGAAGATATCAGTCTGCTGGTGAAACAATGATAATCAAATATCAGATTAATTCAGAAGCTGGCAGCGCATTTAATGAAATTTTTACAACATATTCTTCTGGAACTAATAATAATTTAATAGTTGGTTATAAATTTGTTGGCGATAATAATTATAGTGATGCTGGCGATGTAGGACAATATTTTTGGCAAACAGGAAATACATCTAATTCTTACAATTCATCACGAAATATAGCTACTTTATCTGATAAAGGTGATTTAGATATTGATAGATATTATAGCACTAATAATAGTTTCTGCCAAGGTAAATTTATACAAGTTCATCGTTCTAGTTGTACTGATACATATGCACCTGTTTATTTAAATTTAGATAATATAAATTATAACTATCAAACAACAGGTAGTCTAGCATACCATTCATTGTGTCAATTAAAAGGTAGTGTACAAGGTGTTGATTTTACTTGTCAATTGAATAGTGGAATTGCTGATGGAACTGGATATTTGGTATTTAATAGATTTGCTGATTTACAATTAACTAATGTTGGTGGCAATACTTATGTATCTGGTACTGCAATTGGACCTAGAAATTTCTTTCAAATTTGGGATGCTGCAAATAATATCTATAAAAATCCAAGTGATATAACTTTTGGTACATATGCATATGTTTCTGGTTTGATAACTGGTCAAGGATTTTTAAATTTACAAGCTCGCAGATCAAATACAACTGATGGTGAAAAATTTTATGGATCAACATCATCTTTAGATTTTAATAAATTTGATAATATAGGTTGGGTTGCGTATGCGGTTACTGGAGCCGCTAGTCCAGCAATAACTCCATTATATGGCGCAAAGAATTTAAACACTATAGTAAGTTATTTTATAGAATCAGATACAAATAGCGAAGCTGGTACTTATATATCTCAATAAAATGGCAAATTTTCTTACATTTGAAGAAAATCAAGTACTCGTAAACGATAAGCTTTTTCCAGCAAATAGTGTTAGTTTGCAATTGAGTGCTAATACAGTACCCGTAAAAGATATATATGGTAATATATTATATTATTCACCTAGTGGGCCTATACAAGGAACTGTTGGATTAAATTTCTTTTTAACTGGTGCTTTACCAAGTTATTTTAGATTAGAAAATCAAAATGAATCGCCAATTAAGATTGCATTTAATACTATTGTTATTCCAGATTGTTATTTAACTAATTTAAGTTTTTCAGTAAGACCTTTTGAGCCGATTCCAGTAAAAGCTGATTTTGTTTTTTATCATGGTATAAAAGCTATGAATACAGATCCTATTGTTATAAACGCTTTTGGACCAAACAATGTTTCAAGAAGTATTGCTAATTCTAAAGAGCTTTTTACATCAGGTTTAAAAACTTTAAATGGAACTTCTAGTTACATATTAACAGATAACAGGTCTTCATTTTCTGAGAATCCGTTTGATTTTATTGTTACAGATTTTGATTATCAATTTTCAGTAGAAAGAGTTCCAATCCTTAGAGTAGGCGATACTTTTCCTACAAGAGTTGCAATGAAAGAAGCGAATGCTGAATTTTCTTTATCGACTAATAATATTGATGGATATTTAGATATACATGGTAATACTGCTCAATTTTCTGCTACTTTAAGAGATAGTACAGATTTAAGTGTATATGATACTGTTCAATTGACTGGAATAATTATCGATCAAAGTTATGAAATTGGAGAAGATAATTATGGATTGAGTAAAATAAAAATGACACAATCATTAAATAGAAAGCGTTCAGTAGTTACTATTCCGATGGAAGTTAGTAATCCTAATATTATAAGTCCTCCTACAAATAATACTATTAATCCTCCAAATACACCAACAACAACAGAAATAAAAGAAGAAGTTGATAATCAAAAGCCAAAACAAGATGATCCACAAATAGGCAGTGAAATAACTCCAACGCAAGAAGTGGACAAAGATGAATATTTTTGGTACATAATTTTAGTTGATTTTGATTTTTATTCTGTTGGTCCAAATATAAAAGGAAATAATTATGTGACTATAGCTTCTTCTTTTCCATTATTTAAAGGAAGATTTACAGATGCAGATAATAGTAATCCACAAATTTTATATAACTATTATTTTAATGTTGAGAGAACCACTCTTCAAGGTAAAGAAGTAGAATTGTTAAGAAAAGAAGATGCTAATGGATTTTACTATACTAAAAATGATGCTTTAGTTCTTACATTTAAAGTCAATAAAGCATTTAAAAATGAATTTCATCTTGGCAAGATATATAATAATAATATTTCAAATAATTTTTTCGAATTTACTTTTACAGCGCCAACTGGTCCTGAAAATTTACCTGTAAGAACTGTTGAAAAAACATATTCAGAAGTTTGGGGAGAAATCAATTCTCCTTCTGTTGGTAATGGAACCATAGAAAAACCCTATATAATAGATCTTGGAACAAAATTTTGGTACGGAGTAGGTAATAATTAAAATGAAAGCTATAAACGATTATAGAATATTAATGCCAAATATCCCGTATTATGAAACGGGAATTGCATTCAATCAATATGAAATAGTATATTATACAGGAATTAATCCTGGTACTTATACAGATAATACAAATCCGCCACCAATAACACAAACAGTTGTAAATCCAACTTCCGAGAGAACAGGTTATTATTATTTAAAAAATCCTATCTATACAACTTCTGGCAAAAATGTCTTTTGGACTAGACCTGATAGTATATTAAATATACCTAGTGGAGCGGCTTCAGATCAATATGGTTGGTGGGTTCAGAATTTTTTCTTTGTTCCTACTTATGGTTCATCAATAGAATTTTCAGCAAATTATTATGAAAATATGTTCCAAGATAATTATAAATATATTCTTGGAAAGAGTGAAAACGTAATTCAGGTAAAAGCGACATTGAATTTTCAAGGAATATCTGATAATGAAGCCCGTGCAATAAATCATTTTTATCAGAATTATTTTACTAAAGATAATTTGGCTTTTGGTCAAGGTATGAAGCCTGTTGATATAAGTTTATTTTATCCTCATGAAAAATCTCGACCTTTTTATTTGAAAAATGTAAACAATGATTTTGAAAATGTTGATTTCAATAATGTTACTGTAGAAGTTGAGTCGCCATTTATTTCTTTGACATCATGGAAAGAAAAATTAATTCCATTTAAGAGTTCTCAAAATTTTTATTATGATACTCAGACATATAATAAACATGATTATGTTTTTGAATATAAATCTAATAGAAGTTCAGAAGGTTTCTTTTACTACACTGGTGACACGCCATCTAAAAATATAAGTCCATATTCTGATAGTCCTAATAACAACTGGACGCAGAAATTTTATTTTTCACCTGACCTTGTTGAAACTCTTGCTTTTGATTCTTTAATGTATAAAAACGATTTAGGTAACTTTTATTTAAATCAAACGGTTGGTTTAAATCCAAATTTCTTTGATTTACAATTAAGTTTTAATAATAGATCAGATAAAGAAGCAAAAGCTATTTTGCACTTTTTAGAAAATCATAATGGTCTAGATCTTTTTGAATATGATATGTTTCCTCCATATACTGGAACGAGAGCGTTTTTTTGTCCAGAATGGAGTCATACATATAATTTTGCTGATAATCACAGCATAAAAGCAAGAATAGTTGAATCAAAATTTAATTATATTACTGATTCTATTTTCGATAGCGTTGTAGATCCTAGTGCAATTGATTTCGGATTTGTTCCAATAGGTTTTTCAAAGAGACAGCTTGTAAAGATAAAAAATAATGAAAATAAACCTGTTACATATACAATAAGTGCCGATCAATTTAAACCAGCAGATTCACCAAATGTAGATGTATCATTTGTTCATCAATTGGATAATGAATCTTCAATACAAACAGCACCGGCTGGAGGTTATGCTAATTATAATATTGATTGCGATATTAATGTAGAGAATGAAGGCGCTTTTGCGACAAGTTCGTTTAAATATACTGGATTATATCAATTCGTTCAAGAAAAAGAAAATAATGGAATTATAGCAAATAATGATTTGTCGTTATATTATTCTGGAAAATTTTTTGATGTTGGTGAAACTATAACTACACCATTTTTGAGTGGATTAAAATCTTGTATTGCAAGTCCTTATTATGATTTTAAAACAAATCAATTATGTTTAAAAACTAGATTTACAATTCCTGAATCAGGATATTATTTTAATAATTTTTCTGGACGATTAACGTCTACAAGCGGAACTTTTATAACAAATCAATTTACTGGATCATATATAAACGTAAGCATTGATGAAACTAGTGATCTGTATAATATAGGAACACCAGGTTCAACATATTTTGATATTAATTTTAGCGGTTTATCATTAAGTACTGATTATTATGTAAGAGTTAGTGGATTAAACACAAATTATTTAGGTGAAAATTATGGTAATTATGTATTTGCATCTGGAGTCAACAGAATAACAGATAGCATAACTAATCCACAGGTTATTTCAGGTTTGACTTTAAATAATCTTTCTAATTTTGGAATAAATCCTCCAAGTATAAGAATTGATGGTGTAGTAGAAACATTTAATGTAGATAATACTCAAGATAATTATTTTGATTTATATAAATATATAGAAGCAAATGCTAGATTTGGAGCAGCATTCAGTTTGTATTCAGGAATTAAAATAAATTTCAATAATGTTTATTATGGTCCTTTAACTACTAATGTTGATATTGATGTATTTAATACAGGAGTTTTTATAATAACAGGAAATTATTCCGTAATGCCATCTGGCGTTGAATTAAATTTCACTAATAGTAAAATAATTGGAAAAGGTGGAAATACCTATAAAACAAAAGATGTAAATAATCCTATATATTCTGGCAGAAATGCGTTTTATATTAATTGTAGTGGAACAATAAATATAAACAAGGATTACGATACTATATTCGGGGCCGGTGGTGGCGCTGGAGATAATATATTGTTATCCGATATTGTAGATTATGGTCCATCATTTAATAATAAGTACGCAAAGCTAAAAACTGATTTTGATTCAAATGCTTCATATATAGATAATAATAAATATAATACATTTAAGAATACTTATTTTAATAGTAGTAATATTATAATAAATAACAATACTACTACAACAAAGGGATCTTCTATATTATATCAATTTTTTGATACGACTAGAACTCCAGATGCATATCAAATATTTGGCGGTGCTGGTGCTGGTTTTGGAAAAGGCACTGGTATAAATGCCATTACTTTTGTTGATAATGCTTCTATTTTGAATAAATCTGATGGTTATAATTTAAAGTGTATAATTGAATATGGTCAAGGATCATATTCAACGATAGGAGGCTCATAATATGTCATTTCTTAGTTCTTTAAAACTTGTTTCGTTATACGATAATAATCTTCCTAATTTAGAAGCAAATGCGATAACGAAATTACCAGCAAAAACGCAAATGTTGGAATTGTTCGGAGGAAAAGGAGGTAATTTAGGAGAAAAAAGTTATAAACCATTAATAGAGTTTAAAGAAGGAGTTGGCACTCCTAATTCAGCTTTAGATGTTCAAACAGATCTAGGTGATCGTTTTTATACTAAAGAAATAAAAGATGAAAATGATTGTGGTCATGCTATTAAAATAATTGAAAATTCAAGTAATAAATCTCAGGTGAATATCGGATATATAAATCCAACATCTGATATAAATATTTATGCTTCTTCTGAACAATTAAAATTTGCTAATCTTTACTCTGGTGTAGCTACAACTGCAAATTTATATAATAATGGATCAACTGTTGCTGATTTTACTGTTAGGACTAATGGCACAGAACAAATTGAAACAATTTTAGATACTGAGCTTGGTTTAAATAAATATTATTTTGATTTGAATGGATCGTCTTCTGGAAATACTTGTACTAAATTTTTAACTAAAAATGTTAACAATGCATCAACAGATACAACGAATTTATTAAATGTTTTTGTTAGTGAAATAGATGTAAACGATAATTATATTTCCTACATAGTTTCTGATCCTATACCTCAAAATCAAACAAGTACATCAGTTACTATAACAATTGAAACTGCAAAAGCTTTTGCAAGTGGAGACATAATAATTATTGGAGACATAACAAACGATTCTAATTATATATTTGGAACAGTAACTTCTTATAATTCTGGTACAGGAAGTCTTTCGTTTCATTTTAATAAGGAAAATAGAAGAGGCGTTTCAATATCTTTTCCTATTGGTTCGTTTGTAACAATTTATCAAATATATCAATGGTCAATTATTAATGGTACAGCATTTTCTCATTGTATTTCAACAGCTTATACAGATACAAATACTACACCAGACGTTTCATCATTAAGAGAATCATATTCTTCAGTTGGTTTAGATGGTTTTCGTTTTAAATATAAAAGATCGAAAACTAACAATAGTATTATAGATTATAAAAATAAATTTACATGGTTTAAAAATAGTTTTCTTAAAAATATAAGCTTTGCTGATCCAAATTCTTTACAATATAACATCGTTAATAATGGAGATACTGGTGATCCTAATTTTAATTTTGACAGAATAGGCGATAGGCAATATTTAAAATCTCAATATACTGGAGTTCCACAACTGATAAGAAAAAATAAATTTTCTATAATGTTTAATGGTTTTTACCAGTATAATTCTTATTATAAATATTTTCATGGATATTATAAATCTAATTTTGTAATGCAACAGTTGCATAAATCTATGCTTGTAGATCCTAAAAATTATTTGATAACACTTGGCAGTGGAGCTTATAGATATGATGTCAATAATTTTAGACCATATTTTTCTCATAAATTATATGAAATATTATCCTATAGAAATATACAAGATTTAAATACTGGTAATCCACAGAGAATTATAGTTGATTATTTGATAAAAAAGTATAAAGAGAAAGCTATGTTCGGTTCTACTGAGATTCAGAACGATAAAGATATCTACTATTCTCAAGTAGATAGACCAAATATATTTGGAAAAGTAAATAAATTTATAATATAGTTATGTCTGACATAATTTCATCAACATCATTAATAAACTTAAATCCTGATTCTTTTGTCGATTTATTTGAGGTTTATATCGATGAAACAACTGGTATATTCAGATTTCATGCGGGAAAAAATTTTACTAATAGTATTATTTTTAGAGGAAACACTTATATACCTATGCCAGTTGATTTTAGTGGATTTGAATTTTCAGCAGATGGTAAACAAAATAGACCAACTCTGCGAGTGGCAAATGTAGATGGTTTTATAACTGATAATATAAAAAATAAAAATGATTTGATAAATTCTAAATTAAAACGTATAAAAGTTTTCGTTAGAAATTTAGATGATGCAAATTTTTCTGATCAAGTAAATCCTTTTTTTGGATATAGAAAAAAAAGAAATGCTGTACTAGGATATGGTCAAACTTTTTACGAAGATAATTATATAATTAATAGAAAAAGTCAGGAAAATAAATTTTATATTGAATTTGATCTTAGCAGTCCTATTGATTTGGAAAATCAAAGTTTACCAAATAGAAAAATTTCAGACAATATATGTAGCTGGAAGTATCGTGGTTGTGGTTGTAATTATGGTAAAATACCTTGGGATCCAGTAGGTGGTCAAAAGTTTTATGTTGCCAATAATACAACACCAATATTAGAAAACAGTGTAGATTTATGGAATAATAGAAATAATGAAGGTATTCCTATTGCTGACGAAAATAATAAGGAATTTTATTCACCATATGGATATAATTTAACACGAATAAAAAATAGAGGAGTATACAATCCAGGAGTAGAAACTTATACTGCTGGTGATTTTGTCAAATATATAGATTCAATAAACTATGATTTCTTTGGTCAATCAACACAATTTTCAGAAGATAGTATTTCGTATTCTTTTTATGTTTGTATTAAAACTTATAGTGGTGCTAATGATGGAATAAAAGATCCAAAATTATCGCCAGAATATTGGGTCAAAGATAGCTGCGCTAAAAATTTAAAAGCTTGTAAATTACGTTGGCAAAACCATGGAAAGGGATTGCCTTATGGAGCATTTCCAGGAACTAGACCTTTTGAATATTCAGTCTAATATTTTTAATGCAATAAAAAACTATTGTTTAGATAAATATCCTTATGAATCAGGAGGTTTAGTAAAAAATTATTCTGAAATAATTTTTTGCGAATCTATAAGAAAAGATCTCATTAATTTTGTACCAGATAAGATATTTTATAATCATTTATGCAAACCAGATGATATAAGTTTTACTTTTCATAGCCATCTTTTTTCAGCAGACCCTTCTGAAAATGATATCTTTTTTATTAAAAATTTCGATATTCCTATTATTATATATAGTTTAAAATATAACATCTTTTCTGGTGTAAATATTAAAAATGAAAAAATTATTACTACATGGTATTTTGAAGAAGCTGGCATGTGGAAGCTTAACAGTCAAAGCTAGTAATTTTGATGATATTATAAAGTGTTTGATTGTAAATTTTCCTAAATTAGGTAATAAATTAAAAAGATATAGTGATATATTTGATTCTATTTTGGTAGTAATTGATGATAAAATTATTACAGATTTAAGTACAATTAATGATGATATCAGAAATTGCAATAAGATTGAATTAATACCAGTTCAAGTTTTTAGTGCATTTGTTACAGCTACTACTGCATCAATTGTAGCTGCCGCTGCTGCAACTGGTATATCAGCAGCAGCAATAGCATTTACAGTAAATGTATTATTAATTTCAATACTATCTTTTGGAATAAGCTTTTTAGTTTCTAAGCTATTGGCTCCAAAAGATCCAAAACAAGTAAAAACATCATCTTTTATATTAAGTAGTAAAACTAATATAGCTGCTAGAAATACACCTATTCCTATAGGTTATGGTAAGCTAAGAGTTGCTAGTTCTGTTGTAAGTAGTTATGGAATAAATTTTGATTATGAACCAACGAATCCTGCGAATGCGGCAGGTACATCAATTGGTTTCGTTGGTGGGGTAGGTAACAATCCAACAATACAGCAAAAAGTCTGGTAAAAATTATGCCTTTAACTTCAACACTTTTAACAGAATATGGCATTAATCAAGCTAAATTAAAAAATATAGCTGCTAATTCCACTTCAACTTCTTCAACAGATGATAATCCGAGTAGTATTTTACCATTTTACGAAGTTAATCAAGCTGGTGGTTTAATCGTAAATTATTTTCAGACAAAAGGAACTTTATGTCCTAATATAAATTCTAATAAAAAAGAATTTAAACTACAATCTGCTTCAAGAATTTTTTTGCACGATTTAATATGTGAAGGTCCAATTTTTGGATTATTTGATGATTTAGGTAATGATTTAACATTATTTGATAATGCTCAAAATAATGAAGAAAATCTTAAAGGTTTATACCTTAATGATTATCCTGTAAAAAATTCTGTCAATAATACCTTAAATTATAGTAGAGTAAATGTTTTTGGCAAAGTTGGGTCTGAATTTCAGAGTTCTATGTCATCTACGATTGCAAGTGAATCTGATGGCTTATTTTCGCCATATTGTATTGGAACTACATATGATTATAATAAAGCTTTATATAATTTAAATGCTAATAAAATCTTGAAACACTTGAACGAAGGATCTGCTGATCCTTTTGTTGGAAACTATTATACTCATAACACATATTTAACTAAAAAAAATGGATCAAGCATAGAAAATTATGCAAAGGATAAAATAAATTATTCTGTCAATATTGATGGAATATTTACCCCTTCTATTTTTGAAGAATGTTTTGGTGTTTATCATCAAGTCAAAGATGAAAACACAGATTTTCTTATAATTACTCTAAAAATAAATACATTGTATACAATAAACGAAGGTGACATGGATAATAATTATGCTCATTTTGGTATACAATTAGGATTCAAACAAAATCCTGATTTTAATTATTATATTTATCATAAAGTTTATGGAATAGCTAGTTCGCCCTATCAGTTTGATATCGTTTTAAATATTAAAGACTTTAATAAAGCTGCTCAACCTTTTGTTAAAATATATAATCTAAGTAATGCTCCTGATATTAGGGACACAAAAACGCAACTCAACTTAGGAATAGGATCGATAACTGAAATTATAGATAATAATTTTAAATATCCGAGTTCCGCTTATTATACTATTAGCTTAGATGCAAGAGGTTTTTCTCAATTACCTTCTAGATCTTTTAATTTAAAATTATTACAAATAAAAGTTCCAGAAAATTATGATGCTGATGCTAAAACTTATAATGGTTTTTGGAGTGGTGAATTTGATGCTAAATTAAGATGGACTGATAATCCTGCATGGATTTTATATGATCTGGTAACAAATTATAGATATGGAGTTGGTAAATTTAATGTACCAGAAAGTTTAGTTGATAAATGGTCAATATATCAGATTGGTAAATATTGCGATGAATTAGTGCCAACTTTTAATAATACAAAATATCCAATGTTAAATGTTGCTGCTCTAGGATTGGATTCAAGAAATAATTGGATTACATTAAATGGTACTGATATTCCATCTGCATCTTTGCAAGTTGGTGGTTTATTATGTTTAACAAATTTAAAATTTAATACAACTTCTCTAACAGGTCAAACCGAAACAGTGATCAGAAGTTATAGAAAAAGAATAAAAAGCTTTTATTTTAATTCTAACAAAAGTTCTGTTTTTGTTGAATTATTTAATGATTTTGGTTTGCATAAAGTTTGCTCTGAATTTGCTGAAGTGAGAGATTATGTTCTCTCTAAGAAAGATGCTGTTAAAACATCGAATCAAGCATTAGCTTTGATACTAAGTGAATTAATAAACGTTAATTCACAGTCACTTCCAAATTTTAAAAATTATATTTTGAGTCAAGAAGTGTTTTCTAAAGATGAAATCAATGAATATGTAAAAACTAGTGGAAGTGCTGCGCAGAAGTTCGATGGCTATTTAGATATTGTAGAACCAAGATTTACATCTAATTTATTTATCAATTCAGAAACAGACATAATAAATTTGATTAATAACTTCGCATCAGTTTTTAGAGGTTTAATTTATTGGTCAAATGATTATTTAAAATTAGATAATGATAGACCTAAAGAACCGTCATATTTTTTTAATAATTCAAATGTTAAAAATGGTGTTTTTTCTTATTCCGGTTCATCTAAAGATACAAGATATACAGTCGTTAAAATAGTATATTCTGACGCTTCTGAAGGATACAAAGATAAAACTGTATATGTAGAAGATAAATTAAATATTAAAAGATATGGTTACGTTGAAAAAGAATTATTGGGATTTGGAATAACTTCAAGATCTCAAGCTAAAAGAATTGGAGAATGGTTTTTGGTAACAAATCAAATTGAGCAAGATTTGATAACATTTCAAGCTGGTCCAGAAGCTATGTTGTTAAATCCGGGCGATATAATTAATGTTAGTGATACTTTAAAATTATCTAAAAGATATGGAGGAAGAGTAGTAGATGTCAATGATAATAATGAAATCATATTAGATAGTAAATATGATTTTATAAAAGTTAATGATAGTATAAGTTTTATAGTACCAAAGAAATCAATATCTGTTGATGAATTAAATGATTTAACTAAAACACAATTGCAAACCACAATATCAGACACTCAAATATCTAACTTATCGACAACTTATATATACACATTTAAAGTTTTATCAGTAGGTTCAGAAGGTAACTTTAGAACTAAAATAACATTAAAAACAGATGAAAGTGATGAAGCTTTAGAAAATTCTTATTCAATAAGTCCATCAACATTATGGATTTATGAAAAAAGTAATACTAATACTACTACTGAATTTTTTCAACAATACAGAATTTTAGGTATAAAAGAAAGTAACCCTGTAGAGTATGACATAACTGCGGTTGAATATGTAAAAAATAAATTTTCTTATGTTGATAATAGAGATAATTTATCAGCAAATACTATTTATTCTACTGAATCTAATAATCAATTAGTAACAATACCTAGAGATATCGTTCCAGCCCTTTTAAGTAAGCAGACAGATACAGTAAAGATTGTTTTTGGTGATGGTTTGATTTGTTCATCGACTAACAATTTCTCATATTCTACAAAATATGACTATATAATGAGTGGTATAGATTTCAGTGATTCGCAAATATCAACTTTATTTAGTGTAAATACTATAAATGTGAATAAGATTTTAGAAGCTATATTGACATATTCTAATGATTTGGACATCAATCCTAGTGCAGTTAAAGGATTGTTGATAGAATATGTTTTAAACTCTAAAAAAGTTTCATTTAAATGGCATGCTAACAGTAACGATCAAAATATATATACAATAGCTGTACCTTCATTTGATAAACAAAATACTAATGAGTTTTTAAGAATATATCCACTTGGAACCAATGATTCATTCATCTAATGTTTACAAACGATCAAATATCAAGTCCTAAGCCATTTAAGATAGTTAATCTTAATTGCAGTATAACATCTACTGATATAACTAATCAGCAAGATTATGGTTTTGATCCTTCTTTTGATCCTGATTATCCTAATTATGCTTTAATAATAGGTTCAAAAGTTATAGTAAATTCATCAAATATAACATTTTCTTGGCAAGTATTGGATCCTAAAAATAACGAAATATATAGATTTGAAGATTCAAATTTTGGATATTTTGATGTTGATTTATTAGATAAAAATAATATCGTTGTTAATAGACTCGCTGAAAATCTTAAAAATCCATTTATAAGTTTTGACACATCAATACTATACGGTTTTTCAAATTTATATTATGGTGATGAAAATTATTTGCGCGATTGTAGAATTAAAATAACATCTTACACAATAGATGGTAAAACATCTCAAGCGTTTTTTGCATTATCTTTTCCGATTTCTGTTTTTTCTAGCGTATCGCCTGTAATATCTAATGGACTTTTTGTTAATTATTCAGTAACTGAAAAAGAGTATTTAAAATCAATAACTTTAGAAAGTTCTTTTGATATTGATGGGTCAAGAAAATATGATTCTGTAACGTCAGAAGTTGGCTCTAGTATTTTTATTAATAATGATCGTGTAGATAAATTATTTTATAATTTAACTTCTCAAGATTATTACAATACAGGATCATCATATTTAATTGGTCAAATAAAATTAAACAATATTGATGCAACACAATATGATGCTAAACCTGTTAATTTAACTGGTGCTGTTTATATTGATTATGATTCAAATTTAAAAGTTTTTGATAAAAGGTTGTTTGTTAAATGGTCTCCTAATTTTTCTAATATTCCTTTAGATTATGAGATTCATGTTACAAGAAGTGGAGACAAAAATGTATCAGATATATATTATTTAAACTCTCCAAAAATTGAAAATATATCTTACATTGTTCAGGGGACTGGTGAAAATTTATTGAGTAATATTCAGGAAAATATAAATCCATTTTACTCTGGATATTCTTTTGAATCTATTTTTAGTCCATCTGGAGCAAGCGGTATCCAATGGAAAGAGCATACAATTATCGTTGACAGTAAAGGTTCTTTTCCTTCTGGAATTTATGCCGATGATGTTATCGATGATTTATTTTCTATAACTTTGCCTTCAGGATCTTTAAATAGTAAGAAATTATTTTTAACATATTTTTTTGATACTGGTACTAATAATTTCTCAATTTATAATACAGGATCAACAGGTTCAGGAACAATTTATAGTAATGATTCTACATTAATTGGCTCATATACTTCTGATTATTATTATAACACAATAATAGAAACAGGATCTGGTATAAAATATATTGAAAATGCATCTGGTATTTTAATAGCTGAAAGATTTGATTTTCAATCTCCAAATACTTCTATTGTTGTATCTGATTTTGAGCCTTATTATTTTATTCCTTTTAATAATGCAGATAATTATAGAGTAGAAGTAAGAGGTATCGTAAATCAAAATATTTACACAGATTATTCTGATGCGTTTTTATTTACATCTTCTGGGATATTAAATACTATTTCTGGTGTTTATGATTTAAATTTGATTGAAGGATCGGGGACTAGTGGTTATTTGGCAAAATTTAATGGTGAAGATAGCATAACAAATAGTACATTATACTATAGTGGTTCTAATAATTTAGTTTTTTCCGAATTGCCATCAACGACTGTATCGACAGGTTTGTATTCTTTAGTAATTGAAGATAACATAATAAAAAGACAAATAGTTACCGGAGGGGGTACAGGAACTTCTTTAGTAGATACTTTTACTCAAGCTTCACATACATTTAATATCGGAGATGTTGTAAGGTTTGATGGAACAACATGGTATTTAGCACAAGCAGATAGCGCGGCAAATGCTGAAGTCGTAGGTGTTGTACAATCAACAACAACAAATACATTTGATGTGGTTTACGATGGTTTAATAACAGGATTAACAGGTTTGACTCCTGGAAAAATTTATTTCCTATCTCCTACAGTTGCTGGAGCTTTCACGGGTACTGAACCTACAACAAATGGACAAATTTCTAAACCAATATTATTTGCTCTTTCATCGACTACAGCAAATGTTTTAACTTTTCGTGGTATTGTAATTGAACCTGTTAGTGGAACTTCTGGAACATCAGGTTCAAGTGGCACTTCTGGAACTAGTGGAACTAGTGGAACTAGTGGATCAAGTGGAACAAGCGGAACACCAACAGAAGCTAATACTATTGCAAGATACAGCAATACAATACAAACAATAAGTTCTTCTACAAATACAAAAGTAGATTGGAATACTTCAGACACTGCAAATTCTCAAGGAACAACGGGTTTAACATTTAATGGTACAGATAGATTTACGAATACATCAGGCTCATCATTTATAATAAATATTGATGGATATATAAGTTGGGAATCTGGTGGTACTGCTGGTAGTTCAAGAGCTGTTTTCATAGTTAAAAATGGTAATTTAAGTTCTTTTCAAGGAAGATATTCTTATAATAGTATACCAGCGAATAATAATATTCCTGTAACTAATTTTAGTTCAACATTGCGTTTAGAGAATAATGATTATATAGAAATTTATGTTTGGCATAACGATTCTACTACTCAAGATATTAATGTAGATACAAATTATCCAGGTAGTAGAATATTAATTAGTAAAATTGAAGGTGTTCAAGGACCATCTGGATCTTCAGGAACAAGTGGTTCAACAGGAACTTCTGGATCTGGCGGTACGAGTGGAACTAGTGGTTCAAGTGGTGTTTCTGGCTCAAATGGTACTAGCGGTTCTGCTGGAACCAGTGGTTCAAGTGGTTCAAGTGGTTCAAGTGGTAGTAGTGGTACTAGCGGTTCTGGTGGAACTAGTGGTTCGAGCGGTTCAAGCGGTACTAGTGGTACAAGAGGAACTTCCGGTACTAGTGGTTCTGGTGGAACTAGTGGAAGCAGCGGAACAAGCGGTTCAAGCGGAACTACTGGTTCAAGTGGTACTAGCGGTTCTGGTGGAACTAGTGGAAGCAGCGGAACAAGTGGTTCAAGCGGAACTACTGGTTCAAGTGGTACTAGCGGTTCTGGTGGAACTAGTGGAAGCAGCGGAACAAGTGGTTCAAGCGGAAGCAATGGTCTTGTTGGAGGAGTTAGATATAATTTTTCAACAATAACAACAGATTCAGATCCAGGTGATGGAATATTAAGATACAATAATTCGACTTTTTTAAGTATTGACTATATTTATATTGATAATGTAGACCAATTAGGAAATAATCAAACAGCGTGGTATAATACTTGGGATGATAGTTCTAATAGTAATGAGCGCGGTTTATTAACTATTTATAGTAGAGATTCAGGAACTGTAGTTAATCAATTTTGGATCAATAATAATGTATCAGCTCAAGTTGGTTACTATAGAATACCAGTAACTCCAATTTCAGGAAGCATTCCATCTAATAACGCTTTATTAGCAATTAGTTTTTCAAGAACTGGTAATGATGGATCTTCTGGATCAAGCGGTACTAGTGGAACTAGCGGTTCGACTGGCACAAGTGGTTCTAGTGGAATTTCTGGATCAAATGGTACAAGTGGCACAAGCGGTACAAATGGTTCTAGTGGAACTTCAGGTTCAAGTGGAACGAGCGGCGGAAATTTAACAGCTAGTAATTATATTACACAAGGTAAATTAAATAGCGATCAAACTATTACTGCTAGTGCTGATAGAATAATTGAGTTTGTAGATGATTATGATCCTCAAAATTGGTGGGATTCTATAAATTATAGATTTACTCCAACAATTGCTGGTTATTATAATATAACATTAGGTGCATGGTGGAACAGTGCTGGAAGTTCTGGATCATCATCTACTTTGCAAAAAAATATACAGGCAAGAAAAAATACAAACACTTTTATTATATATCAAGATCCATTGACGACAGGAACGGGTCAAAGTGAAGGTAATTCAAAACTAGTTTATTTAAATGGAACTACTGATTATGTAGATTTTACTGCTTATACAGATGTTACATCAACTTTACAAAAGGGAACAACTGATGGAAGTGGGACTTGGTTTAGTGCATTTTTAATAGTTGGAGGCGGAACTTCTGGATCAAGTGGAACTTCTGGGACAAGTGGTTTTTCAGGAACTAACGGTTCTTCAGGAACAAGTGGTTCAAATGGTTCATCTGGGACCAGC